GCAAGTCAAATTTGATGATGGTGGCTCTTCAGTTAACCCAGTACTAGGCACAAGGTCGTGGTCTATGTCCATCACTAAGGACACACAAGAAACAACTGTTCAGGGTGACACTTTCAAAAAATTCATTGGTGGATTGATTGAAGGTGAAGGTTCTGCTGAGTTAGTTTATGACAATGCTGCCTCTGGTGAGACTGCAACTTTTGTTGATGGAATTTTAACAACAGGCGATGCTGGCACAGCAGCTTTTGAATTATTCCCTGATAGTGCAAGCGGTTCAGCTAAAATTAGCTTTTCTGGTTTAATTACAAGTTTTGAGCAATCTTCATCATTAGGTGACGTAAACACAATAAGCATTACATTTAAACCAAGCGGAACAATTACATCTGCTATCTAATAAAAACTTTTACAACCCCAAATTTTTATGGCAAATCAAAGAACAGCAGACCTCATCATTGGTGGATTCAAAGATGAGATGACTGCTAGACGCAAATATGATTTAAAAGATTCATCAGGTAAAATTTTAACTACTCTATATTTTCCACCAATAACAAGATTTGACAGGCAGAAAGCCCAACAATTAGCTGGCACAGATGAAGCATTGACTGTTTCAACGCAGTTGCTTTGCAAGATGGCACAGAAAGAAGATGGAACTCCAGCTTTTGATATGTCAGATGCACCGATGCTCCAAAGACAGATCCCAGAAAAAGTTTTAAACGAAATTGAATTATTTTTGTTTGATATTCAACTTGATATTGATACAGCAAAAAACGAATAAAAGGGGATAACTGGCTTAATTTTGAATTTTTCCTAGCAACAGAACTTAGTAAAACATTATATGAATTAAGAACTTCTTTATCAGAAGAGGAACTTATTTATTGGGCTGCATATTATGAAGTTAAAAATGAAAGAGAAAAACAAGAAATCAATCGTCAAAAGAACAAAACAAGGTAATATATAGTAAAGGCTTTTTAATTTGTGGCACAGGCTAATGTAAAACTTACGGTTGATGCTAGTGGTGCAACTAGAGCCTTACAAGGTGTCCAAAGTCAAACAACAAAATTAAAAACAGCATTTGGTGGATTAAAAACAGCATTATTAGGAGTTGGATTTACAGCAATAGCAAAACAAACGATATTTGCAGCAACAAATTTTGAAAAGTTAAATCAAAGATTAAAAATACTTACTCAAGAAAATGGTACTTATAGTGAATCTTTAAAACTAGCTGAACAGGCACAAACAAAGTTTGGTTTAAGCTCCATAGATGCTTTAGAGGGAGTAACTAATTTACAGGCAAGGTTAGGCCCCTTGGGGTCAACAATGGATGAAATAACGGCAATATTTAATGGTTTCAATACAGCAGCAATTTTATCTGGAGCATCTGCACAAGAACAAGCTGGAGCGATGAGGCAGTTAACACAGGCTTTAGGTTCAGGTGTTTTAAGAGGTGATGAATTTAACAGCATATCTGAACAGATGTCGGCTGTTCTTAAACCTATAGCAGATCAATTAGGAGTGAATGTTGGTGCATTGAGAGATATGGCTGCTGAAGGTGCAATCACAAAAGATGTTGTTGTTGCAGCTTTCAAAGAGATAGAAAAACAGGGAGCTAGTGCTTTAAAAGAATTAATTAGAAATGACCCAACGATGACATTTAAAGTCTTGGGAAATGAAGCTGAAAAATTATCTATATCAGTTGGTAAAATATTAGCCCCAGCCGTTTTAGATGCTACTGTTGCTTTGACAAAAATTGTTGAAGCTGTAAATAAATTTGTAAAGTCTCCATTAGGGCAAACTGTCGCCATATTTACTGGCCTTGCGTTGGGAGTTAAAGCTGTTACTGCTGCAACTGCTCTTTTAAGTACTGCTCAAACCGTTTTGATTGCTAAGTTTAAATTAACCACAGCGGGTGCGATAGCCTTTGCAAAAGCGAATGCCACAGCAAGTGTAGTTGCAAAAGCGGCTGCTGTTTCTACTGGATTATTAACGATTGCTCTTAATGCGTTACCTCTCATTGCTGTTGCAACAGCTTTTGGATTGCTTACGACTGCCGTTATAAAACATATAAATAAGCAGAAAGAATATAACAGACTTGTAAAAGAAGGAGGAGAAGAAGAAGTAGATGCTGCAATAAAATCAATTGAGGCTCAAAAGAAAAAATTAGAAGCCAGACTTGGAACAAATAACAGAACTAATCAAAGCCTTAAAAGGCAAATAGCAACACTAGAGGAGCAACTAAAACCTTTAGAAGAACAGCTTACAAATGTAAAAGAGATTGCAAAAACAAATGAAAAAATAACAAAAAATAAAGAAGATCAAAAAAAAGTTGAGGAGGAAATAAATGCACTGATAAAAGATAATTTACAAAAATCTATTGAGTATGAACAGACAGAAATGGATAGGGTTGAAGCTATTGGTAAATTTATTGATGAGAAATCTAAAGAAAGAGAACTTCTTAGAGCGATCCAAAATGGTAATGAGGATCAGGTCAGAATCCAACACGCAATAAATGATGCCGTTGATACTTACGGGGAAGAGTATAGAGATATTATTGAGGCGTATATCACAGGTAATGCAGAACTTGACAAACAAAATGAAAAATTAGATAAGAGTGGTGAGTCAGCAGAAAAACTAAAAGAAAAAATGATGGCGGTAGGAGAAGAGATTGAAGGAAGCATCAAAAATAATTTAAGGGATGCAATAACAGGCGCACAATCTTTTGGAGATGCGATGACAAATGTATTAAACAAAATCAGAGATAAAATTATTGATGCTCAGATTGATAAAATATTTAGTAATTTTGGTGAAAACTTTGGAAAATCATCCTCAGGTGGAAAAGGAAAAGGTATAGGTGGTTTCTTTGGCAATATATTAGGAGGACTATTTGCAAATGGTGGAAGGCCACCTGTAGGAAAGGCTTCAATCGTTGGAGAACGTGGCCCTGAAGTATTTGTCCCAACTAGTTCTGGTACTATAATTCCAAATAATATGATAGGAGGAGGAGGTGTTACAAATATGGTCACGGTAAATGTAGACGCATCGGGCGCACCACAAGTTCAAGGAAGTACAGCCGAGGCAAACCAATTAGGACAACTTATTGGTCAGGCTGTCCAAGAACAACTTGTTAAAGAGAAAAGACCTGGAGGATTATTAACATAATGGCAACATTCCCCTCGATCACCCCAACCTATGGAACAACTCAAACTGTTGAGCAAAAAGGGCTTGTTACAAAACTTGGTGATGGTTATGAGTTCAGAACTGTTTTTGGATTACCAGCAAATAAAAGACTTCATGTTGTAAATCTTACTTTTAATATTTCTGAAACTGATTCCGATACCATCGACACTTTTTTAAATAGTAGATTTGATGATCAGGCTTCTTTTGATTACACAATGACTGGAGAATCTTCTGCAAGAAAATTTAAATGCACAAGAAGATCAAAGACAATCCCATATTTAAACAGGGTAAATATGAACTTAACTTTTGAAGAGGTTGCAGAACCATAGATGGCAATACCAACCTCTGAACTACAAAACATAAATCCATCGGCAGTTATTGAACTGTTTGAACTTCAGCTTATAGCTTCCATTCATGGAAGTAGTACTTTATATCGTTACCACAGTGGTTCAAACCAAAATAGTAATGGAGAACTTGTCTGGCAAGGTAACACCTATGCAAGATTTCCATTAGAGGCTGAAGGTTTTGAATTTACAGGCAAAGGACAAATCCCAAGACCTACCTTAACAGTAAGTAATATTTTATCTACACTTACAGCCGTCATAGCAACTGTTAATGCTTTTACCCCTGCCAACGACCTCAATGGTGCAAAATTGACAAGAATAAGAACTCTTGCCAGTAATCTTGACGCTGCAAATTTTTCAGGAGGATCAAACCCATTTGGTACTCCAAGTGCTGATAAGTTTCCCGATGAAATATATTTTTTAGATCGGAAAGTATTAGAAAATAGAAAATTTATTAAATATGAGTGTGTTTCTGCTCTTGATTTGACTAATGTAAGAGTACCAAAAAGACAATTTACTAGAAAAGATTTCCCTGGTATCGGCACTTTTATTGACGCATGACTTGGAAAGAAAAAGCAGTACAACACGCAAAAGAATGTCTACCTAAAGAATCTTGTGGTCTTTTGGCAATAGTAAAAGGTAAAGAGGTTTATTTTCCTTGTAAAAATTTAGCAAATGATCAAATAACTTATTTTATTATTGACCCTGATGATTGGGCTAATGCAGAAGATAGCGGTGAACTTGTCGGACTTATACATTCACATCCTAAAGGGCCAATATTTCCTTCGGAGGCTGATAAGTCAGCTTGTGAATATTTAGGCTTACAATGGCATATCTACAGCCCTGAGATAGACGATTGGCACAGTTTTAAACCTTCTGGATATAAGTCATCAAAAGTTATCGGAAAGACATGGATTTGGGGGGCTGCCGATTGCTGGACTATTGTTGTTGACTATTTTAATGATAAAGGATTAAAGGTAGGAGATATGATAAGACCAAAAGATCCTGTTGAAATGTTGACTAATCGAAAGTTTGAGAAAGAAATTCCTTTATGTAATTTCAAAGAAGTTAATGATGATATAAAAGAAGATGATTTATTATTGATGAGCATGGCAAAAAACACTGGTTGTCATGTTGGTATCTATGTTGGAGATCAGATGGTTTTACATCATCAAGTCGGTAGACTAAGTTCGAGAGATTTGCTTGATGAGCAAATGTATAAATCAATTTATAAGAGGTATCGTCATGTTGAGAAAAATTAAAATTTATGGAAAATTAAGACAATTAGTCGGAAAGACATCATTTGAAGCTGATTTAAATTATGTTGGACAGGCTTTTAGTTTTTTATGTTGCAATTACCCAGAAGTAGCAAATCATTTACATAATCAAGTTTATAAAGTTTATTCGGGTGACAAGGTAATAACTGATGAAACTTTAAATATGACAGGTGATGCTGAAATAAGAATTATTCCTGTTGCAACTGGTTCTGGTTTTATAATGCCTTTTTTTGCTCCAGTTGTCAGTAGTTTTTTCGGAGGGGTAGCAGCAAGTGTTGGTTTGACAGGTATATTAGGATCTGTTGTAACAGCAGCAGCTACAAGTTTGGTTATTAATGGTGTGACTTCGATGCTTTCACCTCAACCACAAATGCAAGGGCCGTCTGGTATGGAAAGGACAGATCCATCTTCTCTTGCATCAAACTATTCATTCAGTGGTATCACTAACATAAGCAAAAGTGGAGGGCCGATTAATTTAATATATGGAGAAACGATAGTTGGTTCATGTACAGTTTCAAATGGTATTGATACAGTGCAAGTAAGAGGTGACGCATAATGGCTGGAATCCAAGAATTTAGTCAACAGACTGTCTTTACAAATCCAGACCTCCCATCTGATACACTTTCCTCAAAACAATTTAACACCCTCGTAGAGGCTGTGGGGGAAGGTGAGATTGAGGGAAGTGCAACAGCATCAAAAGCTGGTTTAACAAAAGGCACAACTGCATATAATAATGCTTTTAAAAAAGATATTTTTCTTAATGGAACACAACTTCTTCAAACTGCTGCTTCTAATTCTTCACCCGATGATAGTGATTTTAATTTTAGAGATGTAGGTTTTGAGCCTAGATTTGGTACTTCAGATCAAACTTTTATTGGTGGGATTGCAAACATCGAAACAGAAAGCAGTGTTGGTGTTGCTGTAACCAGTGGCAATCCAATAACAAGAGCAGTATCTAACACTTCTGTTAATGCAATCAGGGTTACAGTATCCTTTACAAGTATTCAAACAGTTGAAGATAATGGTGAAATTACAGGTGCTTCTGCTGGAGTTCAAATACAAATAATCCAAAACGATGGTACAACTACAACACCAATTGATGATACTGTTACTGGAAGATCGGCCAGTACTTATTTTAGAGATTATTTAATTACCCTTCCAACAAATACAAGTTTCCCAATAAATGTAAGAGTTTCAAGAACCACTGACGATACTACAAGCCCTATCTTTTCTGCCTTCTCCTGGTCAAGTATGACTGAGGTAATATTTGAGCAAAACGCATATCCAAACACCGCACATTTAGCTTTAAGATTTAGTGCAGAATCTTTTCCAAGAATCCCCAAGAGGTCATTTAGAGTCAGAGGAATCAAGACAAAGATACCTCATAACGCAACTGTTGATATACAAACTGGTCGTATTACATATAGTGGAACATTTAATGGAACATTTAAAGCTGCTACAGAATGGCATAGCGATCCAGCGTGGGTGTTATGGGATTTATTAACTAACACAAGATATGGTTTATCTATCGCAGAAAGTTCTTTAGATCAATATACATTTTACAATCAATCTGTTTATAATAATGAGTTGGTGGATGATGGCCTTGGTGGACAGGAGGCTAGGTTTGCAATAAATGTAAATATTACACAACAATCAGAGGCATTTAATTTAATAAATGATCTCAGTTCTGTAATGCGTGTGATGCCTTTTTATAGTGCAGGGGCAATAAATATATCAGGGGATAGACCAACTGATCCAGTTTATTTATTTAACCTATCCAACGTCACAGAAGATGGGTTTCAATATACTGGTTCTTCATTAAAGACTAGACACACAGTTATAAATATTGGATATTTTGATCTTGACACAAGAGAGATAGATTATGAAACTGTAGAAGATACAACAGCTAGTGCAAAATACGGCACAGTTATAAAAACAATTCAAAGTTTTGGCTGTACAAGCCGAGGCATGGCTTCAAGAATGGGCAAATGGTTTTTATATAATGAACAAAATTCTGGTGAGACTTGTTCTTTTGCTGTAACACTAGAAGCTGGAACTTTAGTAAGGCCTGGGCAGATAATTGAAATAAGCGATCCAGTGAAAGCTGGATCAAGAAGAGGTGGGAGGATCGCATCGGCTACAACCACTGCAATAACAGTTGATGATACGGCAAATACAGATTTGGATGCAACAAATAATGCAACATTATCGGTTGTTTTGTCTGATGGGTCAGTCGAAACAAAAAATATATCAAGTATAGATGGAGCAGTAATTACTGTTTCTTCTGCTTACTCATCTGCCCCAAATGCAAATAGTGTTTGGATTTTACAAAATGACACTTTACAAACAACAACTTGGAGAGTTATAAGCGTAAAAGAAAGTCAAGACCTTACATTTCAAATTACAGCTTTAGAACATAACACTGGAAAATATGCTTTTGTAGAAGATGGAACTGCCTTACCAACAAGAACAACCACTGTTTTAACCTCTTTAAAAGATGCCCCTGGTAATTTATCAGCAGAAGAAAAAATTGTTGTTATTGATAATAAAGCTGTAAGTAAAATATTTTTTAACTGGCAACCTGTTGCAGGCGTAAGTAAATATCAAGTTCAATATAGATTTAATAATGGTAATTTTATAACACAAGATGTTTTCAGAAATACTTTTGACATTGAAAACAGTCAAAAAGGTACTTATGAGATAAGAATATTTAGTTATAACGCTTTAGATAAACCAAGTGCAGAGCCATCAAACGATACCTTTATTGCTGTAGGAAAAACAGCATTACCATCTGACGTACAGAATTTACGCATAGAGCCGATATCAGATCAATTTGTAAGGCTACGTTTTGACCAATCAACCGATGTGGATGTGGTACATGGAGGAAACGTTGTGGTCAGAGCATCAAACCTAACAGATGGAACTGGAACTTTCACCAACTCAGTTGATGTGATACCAGCCCTACCAGGAAACGTCAGTGAGTCTATTGTTCCAAATATTGTGTCTGGAGAATATATTTTAAAATTTAAAGATGATGGTGGCAGACTAAGTTCTGGCGAAACTTCAATAATTGTCAATAGCCCTGACCCTTTCCCAAAATTAACAGTCTTAACAGATCGAGAAGATAATGATTCACCACCTTTTGCTGGTGAAAAAGTTGATTGTTTCTTTAGTGATGAAGTTAATGGCCTTGTTCTTGGCTCATTGGTGACATTAGATGATGTACCTGATTTTGATGCCATGTCTGATTTTGATTTCTTGGGTGCTGTTGATATAACAGGCGGTAATTATAGTTTTGCCAATACGCTTGATTTAGGAGGTAAGCAGCCCTTGAGATTGAGAAGGCATATTGTTTCTCAAGGCTTTTATCCAAATGATTTGTTTGATAGCAGAACAGCAAATATTGACACTTGGAGTGATTTTGATGGAGCCACTGCATTTAATGTTGGAGCTTCTTTACTTGTAGCCACTACTGATAGTGATCCTGATACCTCAACTGCTGGAACGTATGCAATATCAGGAACAACAATTACTATTACAAAATCTTCACATGGTTATTCTGCTGGTAGTTTTGTTACTGTTGACTTTACCTCTGGAACAGGGGTTGATGGTGATTACCAAATACAAACAATTCCAGATGCAAATACATTTACCTTAACTTCTGCAACGTCATTAACAACAAGTGGTAACTGTACTTATAGTGCAGAATTTTCTCAATTTAATCCATTTGTTAATGGAACATTTGTTGCAAGAGGATTTAAATTTAGATGCGATATGGACACAAACGACCCAGCGCAATCTATTGAAATAGATCAACTTGGATATACAGCCCAACTAGAAAGCAGAACAGAAACAAGTCTTGGTAATGCAGGGGCTACTACAGGAGGTCATATAGCATCTGGAACTTCCACCAAGTCAGTGTCCTTTACAAATACCTTTTTTACAGGCCAGTCTGGAACTAGTATTGCAGCAAATTCAGTCTTACCATCAATAGGAATAACGATAGAAAACGCTATATCAGGTGATTTCTTTGCTTTATCAAATATAACAGGAAGCGGTTTTGATATTGATGTAAAGAATGGATCAAGTCATGTTAATAGAAATTTCAAATATGCTGCAACTGGATTTGGGCGTGGTAGTTGATTTTAAAGTAGGATATACTTAAATAAAAGTTGGATTAAGTAATGGCTCAACATGATTATGTAATAGATAACTCCACTGGAGCTAACGTCAGGGCTGATATTAATAATGCATTATTAGCAATATCTTCAAATAATTCAGGATCATCTGCACCATCTACAAACTACGCAAGTCAATTTTTTGCTAATACCAATACAAGTTTTATGCAGTTAAGGAATACTGCTAATAATGCTCATATAAATTTATTTAGTCTTGCTGGTGGGCCAGCTTTCCCTGTTGATGGAACGATAAATAGTATAAATATAGGTAAAGGTGTAAACTCTGTTGCTGGTAACACTGTTCTTGGAGAAAGTGCTTTGGATGCTTCTGTTTCTGGTGGAGATAATACAGCAATTGGAAATAGTACACTAACAGCTTTAACTTCTGGTACAACTAATGTTGCACTAGGGCATGATTCACTAAAATCAGTCACAACTGGTTCATCAAATGTTGCTATTGGTTCTGCAACTTTAGATGCTATAACTACTACTTCTAATTTAACTGCGGTAGGAACAAATGCATTAGGAGCAAATACGGATGGAACTGGAAATGTTGCAGTGGGCTATAACAGTTTAGACGCAAACACGACAGGGACTAGCAATACTGCGGTTGGAACAAATTCTCTTGGTACTAACATTACAGGTCTCAATAATACTGCGGTTGGTAATTCAGCTTTAGAATTAAATACAAGTAATAATAATACAGCCGTTGGAAAAGATGCA